GTGTTGCTGCCATTTCCTTGTTTTTTTCCGGAATATATTCTTTGAATGTATCCCATATTTCCATAATTAATGACTCTTCCATTTTATTCTTCCTCTGTTTCTTCTATAGTTATTGGCATAGTAATTTCTTCCCACTCAGCCATAATTGTAGTTAGCCCTTCTTTGTCATTACTGTTCCACGCTTTACGGAATTGCTTGATAATTTCGCCATCTTTAGTTGTGTAAACAAGACTGTTGCCTTCTTTCTTCAGCTTACCTTTGGCTTCAAACAAATCAACTAAACCACTGAATGGGCTCATGCCGGTCGAGTATGGAATCTCAACTTGAACACTTTCAAAAGGTTTGGCATAGCGTGTTTTCATGATCTTACAGGCTGAACGAATGCCGTTTATGGTGGTAGTTTTATTACCATCTTCGTCGGTCTTCAGTTTCAGCTTACGCATAGCAACTACGATAGAGCTAGCATAGATGAAACCTTGTCCACCCGAAATCTTATCATCTGGATCAAACATATCCTGACTTGCGTATGTATGATTAGTACAAACCAACCCAACATTCCACGAACCAAACATGTTTACACAGTTACGAACAAGACTAGTAAGTGCTTTGGGTTTACGACCCATGTCGCCTTTCATCTCGCCCGCCTCAAACTGATTTACGTCAGTCGGAGTCAACAACATACCTAAACTATCAATAACAAAGAGAATTTTTGGGCGTGTCTCTTCGAGCATCGCTTTGTATTCTTTCATGAATTCAGAGATAGTTTTAGCCACATCGTCAATCATAGCCATATTAAGTTTGAGCAGTTTATCTTCACTGGTACTAACACCTAAATCCAACAACCACTTTTCGTCAAGAGCGTTTTCGCTATCAACTAAGATAACAAAAATTCCCTGTTCTTGTGCGTGTCGGATAATATTACCAGAGCAGATATAACTCTTGCCAGCACCGCTTTCGCCGGCAAATACAGTAACCTTACCCAAAGGGACTCCCCTAAAGAAGTCCCCCGAGATAAGATAGTTTAGGGCGTAGTTACCGGTTGAAATCCAATCGGTTGGGTCATTAAACCCGATTCCTAATCCATCAATAGACTTAGTGATAGACTTACGGAACTTCGAAATATCGAAGGCTTTTCCCATAGTCTAACCCCTTATTCTGCTTTTTGACGGTTACGGATCATCGCAAGGATGTCCTGTGCTCGGCTTCCGTTATCGCCGGCATCTGCTTTTGGTGCTTCTACTTTAGTCGGCTTAACTACTGGAGCCTCATCTTCGTCGATATCATCTGCTACCACGGGTTTCGCGGCAGGTGCTTTAGCAGTTGTGCCTGCTTCGGCGTTGCCACTGTAGCCTACTGGTTTGAAGTATTGTCCCCATTTGTCCATGTCAAATGCCTCGCCATCAACTGATGCTTCAAACATTTCTTTCATGACTTTGAGCTCAACATCGCCCGGTTTCTTAGGTAAGAAGTCCTTGAGATTAAACACACCGTACTGCTTGATTGCTGCATTTTCATCTTCGGCTAGAGCACGTTCACGACGAGCCCAATTTGAAGTGGAGTAGTCAGCGTAACCACCTTTACTAGTCTTGGTAATTTTGAAATCAGTACCGCGAACATAGTCAGTTGGCAATTCTTCCATATCTGGATCAAGCAATGCTGCCTTGATGATATTAAAGATTTGACTACCAATGATGAATCTACGAATTGGATTTTCTGGGGTCTTTCCATCTTCTTTGTAACTGCTATCAACTACAAAGCCTTGGAACAAGTAGCTACGTTTCTTCCAATATTTACGGCCCATTTCTTCAAGTCCTTTGTCTTTGAACCAAGGACGAACCTCAGTAAGAATAGGACAAGTTTCACCCCACATTTCCATACAAGGAACTTGTACAGTAACTGGTTTTGAGTTTGTTTCACCTTTTACTCCGGCGAATGGCAATTTGATCATTGCTCGTTCTACCCAGAAAAAAGTGTTGTTTGGATCAGCGTCAGGTAAGAAACGAACAGTGGCTGTTTGTCCTTCTTGAATATTCCAGTGGGGGTAAATTGCGTTGTCTCCACCGCTTGCGCCGCCGGTGTTTTGTTGAGATGCTTGTTGAAGTTTTGCGCGAATTTCTGCTAACGTTGCCATAATGATTTTCCTTATAAATGTAATATTATGCCTCTTCTTTAAAGCCAACTGACTAAAAAGAAAAATGTGTGCATACAGTTAAGTATACACACATCTATTTATCATCGCAACCTCAGTGATTGCTATTTGTGATTTTATTTTGCCAAACCTGCTAATTGTCGAATTCTGTCAAAGTCTTGGTCAACTGCTTCATTAGTTGCGATTGGTTCGATTTTGTTTGTGGTAGGATTTAATTGACGATTTGTATTTTTTAAATATTGATCTCTATCTAATGGATTCATATCCCTAATTTTAGTACCTTTGCCTGCGGCAAGAGCAGCCTGATTTTTAGCACTCATAGCAGCATCACTAGATCCCATGCTATCTAACTCACTGGATGCTGATCCGCTTGGATTTTCCAGATCAGCAAATGCTGCTGCAGCACGAGACTTAAAATCTGGAGGAGGAGCTCCTTCTTCGGCCCATCCCATCTTTCCGCCACCGGATGGTTTTTCCGCTCCGTCGCCATGTATTGGACCATAGATACCGTTCTGCTCTTCTTCCATTTCTTTGTTACGGATTTCATGCTTTCTAGTCACTTTGTTAAGTGGGGTGTCATCCATATCACTGACCATTCGACCTACTATGTGTCCGTAACCTTCTCCAAATTCTTTATTGGCCATGGTTTCTAATTCTGTAGGACCTTTCCTCCAAGGACTATTGAATCCTTCTTCTTTATAATTTTTGTTATAATGACCCATTAACCATTCTGCTAGATCCCTTACAGTAGGTTCTTTATCATTCTTTTCTTCGCTGCCTTCTGGATCTAAGTCAGCATTTGCCGGTTTTTCTATTGGTTCTTCTTGATCTTGCGGAGCTGCTGGTTCTTCACCTTCTGGAGGTTGATATCCTAATTCTGCCGCTGCCTCTGGATCATCTTTCGCTAACCAACCTAGGATTGTATCTGTTGGATCAGAATCGGGATTTGTTCTGGCTAGTGCTACAAGAGCCTGCGGCAAATCATCATTTTCGTCTTTGATAACTCCGATACCTTGTAGAGCTTCGATCGATGGAGTAGCATCTACACCCACGACATTTAGATCTCCGCTGTCTAACAGATCTTTCAGTGCCATGATAGTATCTGGCTCTAAATACCCCTCTTCAACGCGATCTGCCCAATTCTCAAATTGCTCAAACCCTTCTTTTTTTGGAATTGCCTGTTTTGCTAGATGCTTTGCCCTAGAATGACCGCCATGCTCAGATCCATCCTTACCTTTAGTATCTTTAGGTTTCTTATTGGTTTTTTCACGTTCTTCAGCTTCATCATCTGTTTCCCATGGTGCTGTTGCTTCTCCTACATACTCTTCAAGGTCGAGTTCCCCAGTTTCCTGCATGATACTATGTATCAACGGAAAGTACTGTGCCAAGTCTTCTTTGAAACTATTAACTGTAAACTTGCTCTTATAGTCTTCCATAGTTGCTTGATCCATCTCTGCCATGCCTTGCATAGTAGACACAGGTTGCCAGCATTCTGACCATTCTTGATAATTCTGTTGTTTACCAAGACTGTTTACTTGTGATCTCAGGCTTTCTAGTTTAGCATTAGCACGTTCAGAAATGTTATTTACTTCTTGATTCATGCCGTCATGTCCGCCCATGTGACGTTTGAATGCGCTAAGTTGAGCAATTTGTTCGCTCATACCAACGATAGCTTTGCCCTTGTCATCATAAGGTTTGCCACCATGAGCGCAGTGCATCTGCATGGCTTTAGCTCCTGCTACGTGAATGAATGGATATTTGAAACGCTCGCCTTCTTCATTTTCGATATAGAGTGCTTTGATGTTATTGGCCCTGCTTCTCGCTCCAAAACTTTCATCTTCAATACTTTTATGATGTTTAGCGATTAGTTTGGTTTTTTGAAGTTGGCGGACGCTGGTTTTTTTACCGCCTTGGAATTTAGATTCGTTCATATTTGTGTCGTCCTTAGGCCCTTTTGCGGCAAGATATTGGAAATCATCTTTGTTTAGATTGCTCTTTGTTATGTCTCTAGTATCAAAACGTAATAGTCTACGCATGGCAAAATTTCTCATTTCTCTAAGGAAATCATACCAATATTCTTTGTAATTAGAGTCACTATTTTCTAAAAGACTCTGACCGTAAAATACTTTCAGTGTTCCTAGTTCGTTGATACTTATACTAACTCTGCCTAGATTGTTTTCCTCGATAGCGAAATCAAAATCAAAAAATCTAGCTTCTCTAGGATCCATGGTGATAGCGCCGGTTTCGTCCCCCATTTCTAGATTTGAGAATCTGCTGCGTATTTTGTCAAACACATCTTGGCTGATAATTTCAATAGTTTTCATATCTGTATTTATTAAAAACTGCTGATGTAGATTGGCATAGGAAGATCGTAATCGT